CATAAGCCCCTGTTCCTGTTGCAGCGTTCACTATAGCTATACCATAAGTGTTCGTTGTTGAGCCTGATACTGATCCATTGAAACAACGGCTATCTTCTGTTGCCGCTGACAGTGTTGCAGCAAACCCCCAATTTGCTGTTCCTGCCCCTGATACAGTAGAAAGAACGCCTATATTAACTGCTCCAGTTGAAGTTTGAACAGCATTAAGAGCTTTCGTTAGTGTAGATGTTCCTGATATTGTTCCACCAACAGCCCAATCCGCACCACCGCCAGCAGTTACAACTGAAGATATCCCATAATTGTTTGTTGCACCAGATACAGTAAGATATAATCCAAAATTAGCTGTTGATGCACCACTTACTGTTATATGGCCGCCACATACAGTTCCAGTTGCATAGCTGTTTACCACATTTAATGCTCTTGCCAATGCTGAAGTGTTTACATTACAAGCATATGTTAATGTAGTAGTCCCAACTCCCAACTTTGCAGCTGCCATATCGTATGTTCCACCTGAAAAGATGGTAACTATCTTGTCTACATTGTTATCCCAATCGGTATTCGTGAACTTTGATCCTGAATATTTAGTGAAATCACTTGCTGTTGGATATGCCATTATTTGTTCCTCCTTGCCTGTTTTTCTATTTCAGTTAACTGTCTTAATGTGTAGCCGCCTATCATTTCAGGTCTTGTTGTTATTTCTCCTATTTTTCTGCCAGCTTTTGTTATCCCTGACATTACCTGTGCTGCCTTACCTCTTACAAATGGGCTTGTGATCCCGCCTATCAATGCGGCTAATGATGGGCTTCTTGTGTATCCCACAATACCAGCACCAATGGCTGTTCCAAATCCACCGCCACGCCTTAATGGTTTTCTGGACATCTGTGCTGTTTCTACTATTTCTGCATCACGCATGAACTTAAGATTGCTTGGAACGGCATCATCAAGTGCTTGCAATGCCTCTCGTTGCCCCTCTGTTTTTAATGCACTTTTTATACCCCTGTCCACATTAACACCCTTTAATTTTGTATCAACTGCTTCATATGCCGTTAATAGCCTGCTCATATCATCATTAGCCTGTGCATAAGGCTCTGATAATGCCCTTAATTTATTATTTATCTTTCCACGCATAGAGCTTAATATGCGATCTGTCGCAGGTTTATATGTTTCTATTTTTATCTTTCCGGGAGTATAAGAAATCTCATTATCCAATGCCAGCTTTATTTTATGCAACTTTCCTGCCGATTCAGCGTTTGCTATATCATCCATATATTGCCTTATTAAGCGTATTTCGCTTTCGGGAATCCCTCTAACTTTACCACCTGAAATATATGTGGCTTTTTCTATCGCCCTTTCCGCATCATCTAAAACATCATCAACAGGTATCCTCCCTACAATATCCTTTATTGTCCTTGTTTCCTGTGCTACTTTTGCACCGTATAATTTCTTTGCCTCATTAACCGCCCTCTGTGCTTTCTTCCCAACCCTTAAAAAAGCATCATCTGTAAAGTTAGCTTTATTAAATACATCATCAGTGTAATTTATGATGTATTCGGCGTTTCTTAATGGTATGCCGGTAGATGCCGATAACTCTGTAGCTGCACCCTTCCCGGCTGTAGCCTTTAAGTTTCCGATCAATGCTTTTGCTTGCGGTATTTGCTTTGCTATTGATATTAATGATTTTGCCAAACTATACAGTACAGAGATATCAGCGATAGTGGTTATTGGTCTACCCTTAAATGATTCTTCCAGGTGTCTTGCTGAAGTATAAAGACTTGTTCCCATTCCTTTGCCTATCTCTTTAACAGTTCCGCCCAATCTTTCCTGATAATCAGCCTGTGATTCACCGGGCTGCCTTTTCATTATTTCTTTCAGTGTTCCCGGTAACTGAACAAGCCCTGTTGCAAGTTCTTCACCTTCACCTGCTGTCCTTAATATCATTTTTGAAAACCCTGTAGCTGGTGTTGCATATCCTTCTTCTTCAGCCCTTCTTACTTCTTCAGCCGCTTGTTTCAATATAGGGACTTGTGTTCCCCTTCTTTCAACCCTTTGCTCAAATGCGGTAGGCTGCTTCCTTCTTTCAAGTTCTTCATTTGATGCAGCCTCTAATCTTTCAAATCTTTCAAGGAATCCGGCTTTCCTTTCAGGCGTTGATTCAATGATATATCGTGGCTTTCTTTCAGCCATCGCAACCTGTTCTTCAGGCAGGCTTTCTATTATATATCCCATTACATCTTCACCAGCCTTCCACCCTTCTTTTTCATTCTTTGACCTGTTGCTTCATCTATAACGACAGCACCTTCGGGTATAACCTCTATGTTATCGACAACGCTTCCTTTTGCCGGTGCTTGTGCTCTTCTTGGGGCAAGTGCTGTTGTCGGTTTAGGCACAATGCTTTCCTCGCCATATCCTCTTATTACTCTGCTAGGATCAACGCCTATTTTACTGGCTTCTCTTACAAAAAATTCGTCTATTTTACTTTTATATTTATTCTGTGCCTCCATCATCTGCTGTGCTGTTTGAACTAGAGATTTTCTTTCGGCGTCATTTAAACCAACACCGCCTTTTATTGCCCTTTCCACCATACCTTGATATTTATTAACCAGAGATGAACCCTCTGGTGTTCTTGCAAACTCTGATTCCCTTACAACTGAACCGGGGTCAAGTGCTTTGTTGAATGTTATTACGAGCAACTGATCCAGTGCGTTCTTTGATTCCATCTCTAGTGCTGTTCCTTTTGTCTTTACATAATTATTCCACACAGAGTTCATCCTATTAACACTGGTTTCTATAACTCTTGTGGCTTTTATTGTTGGGTCATCTTCATATTCTTTTCTTAATTTCATGGTTGTTTCTGCGTTTACTTTATCCTTTTCTACTTGCGTTTTGGCTGCCTGTAAAGCCATTGCATGATCCTGTTTTATGCCCTCAAGATTTACTTGGTGCTCCCTTGTCTTTTCAGCCTCTTCAGCAGTAGCCTCTATTCCTCTTTCTTTTCCGTATATGGCAGATGCGATCTGTTGCCTTCTTGCTTCAGATTCATATTGCCTTTCTGTGTCGGCAAGCCGTTGTTTTTCACGCTCTTCCGCTAGCGTAAACAAAGCTGATGCTTTATCATTTGGAGAAAACAATGCTGCCGTTCTCATTCCTTCTGGCGTTGATATATACCTTCCCATTTCCTGTAAGCCGCCAACAATACCGCCCCCGCCAAAGAATCCACCGGGCTTTTCATCTGTTTTCCCGCCAACAAAGATATCTTCAAGCGTTGTTTTTCTCACAGGCTTTTCTTCAGGCTTTTTAAGACTACGAGCAAGAATATCCTGTGCATAACCCATTATATTCGGGTCTTTTTTCTTTTCTTCAATAGGGATGTTTATTTTTACCATACTACACACTCCCTGCTGCAGACAAGCCACCAAGTGCCTTTGAAGTCTGGAATCCTGTCCGTGCCTCTCTTCTTCTCAAAGCATCTTCATAAGCAAGTTTGTTTATATCAGACATCATTCCTTTACTTAATGATCCTGCTTGTCTACCTCTCAATATCGCTGCTTGAGGTCCTCTTACTCCCTGCTGTTCAAGTGCAACACCCATTTCTCCCCTTGCCTGTTGCTGTGCTGCTGTTCCACCCTCTATAATATCTTTCTTTATGGCCTCAAGCTCTTCCGGACTTGCTGCTGTTTCTGAATAGAGTGCCTGTTCTCCTTGTCCTAGCATTTCAAGCCCTTTTCCATACCGCCTTTCAGCTTGTTTATACGCACGATCCTGTAACTCTCTTTCCCTTTTTGCCTGCTGTGCTTTTACATCGGCTTCTTTCATTTGTGCCGCACCACCTATAATATCACCCATTTGAACGCCTCCTTAATATTTTAACTAAAATAACCTCATTCTTTCCCCCCAAGTAACGCCAACCCTTCCTTATTGCTGTCATTATCAGCTTATGCTCCATTCTATGTATAACCATATACATAAAGTCTTTTTCTTTTTTTCTAGCCTCTTCCTCTATTTTATCCACCATGAACAAATGAAGGCTCTGATCCCTATACTCTTTCTTTACAGCCCAAAACATCATTCTGATCCTGTCGCCCTCATCTTTATAGCAAACATAGGCTATTGGTTCTTTTTCTTTATATACAACAGATAAACAGTTCGCCGATATCTTGCTTTTAATTACCTCTTCAACCTTTTCTTTGGTAATATCGTATATTTTAAGATAATCTTCTGTTATCTCGTCTATAGAGAATTCAAGAAGTTTATCTATCAATTCACTTTTGGTATTGCTTTTCGCCTGTTCTACTTCCATTTGCCTTATACCCCCGATATAAGAATCTTCCTTCCTGCGATACCAGTTTCCACTTGAACCACCTTGCAAGCCTATTCATGTGATACACCAAATAGCTGTCTTTACCAGCTGTTACATTGTAATATTTGTCGTCAAAGAACTGTGGGTCATAATCCTGTTCACCCGCATCTCTTAAATGTATGGTTTCCGATATGATATTCTTAAAATCATCTTCATATGTTATTTCAAGCGATAACTTATTGTATCCCGACAATGAATAATAGAAGATAAGATCGCCCCACATTGTTGGCACATCGCTTGCACCTACTGCTCCGGATTCTATCGTTGCATTGAACTCTGTCGACCCGTCTATAGTTTCCTTTGCGTACATTTTGTCAAGATAGCTTGTTGCTGTTCTGCCGCAATACAAGAATCCATCAAGTTCTCCAAAGCAGTTACAATCCTGCTCTGTCATTTTAGTCCAGCCTCTGTTCCTTATATCAAATACAAGTATCATATCACCGAAAGATATATGATATTTGTAATCATAGAAGTATGCCTGTTTTATGCTTTCTGTGTTATTTGATATTATAGGATCGACAGCCCTTGACCAGCTTTCATCGACTATTTCATCGGATAGCGTCATCGATATTATCGGTTGTGCAAAGTTGCTGTTGAACAGACGAAAATCATTAAGTGTTGAAAGGAAGAATACTCCACCCTCAAAATCCTTATAGGCAGGTATTTTCTTTACTGTATACCCGTTTTGACACCCTATATTAGCTCTCGTTACCTTTGATGTTACGGGCGTTGCCGACAGGTCGACCATGAACACATTTTTTGCAGAGAATACTATCGTGTTGACATAATCCTGTGATATTCCTGCAAGAGCTGTGTTGTCATTGCTTTGTCCTGATATATCTACAGAGTTAGCAGAATCTATCATTTCTATAAGCGTATCAGTAACAAATAACTGATTGCTGTTTCTTGATGTTCCACAGGCTGCAAGTCTTGAATATTGAACCTGTAGGAATTGGGGCTTTGGGCATTCGTTGTTTGTTTCAGGTATAATTTCTGCTCCATTATAATTATTCTCTGTTCCAGCCCCACCGTTGAATAGTGTTTCAAGTGCTGTATCGGAAAGTGCCTCTCCGTTTTTAAATGTCCACTGATCACAAAGATATGTTTCGGTATTATCGGTCTGATACTGCTCAAATATCATTTGAGTTCCTATCAACGCCGAAGCATCTGTAAATGTTACTTTCGGCGTTGAGCTGAATGATTCGCTTTCAGCACTCCATCCAGCCTCAACCACACCTGCGGTCCTTTTTACCCAAAAGTAATAAAAGGTAGATGCACTTAATGCAGACGACCCTTCACCAGATGTTCCGCCAACACCTATTTTTGGTATTCCTGTATTTGAACTTTTATCTTGTATATAAATGAACAATGCACCGACAATAGCCTGCCAGCCCCTTGATGTTCCCACATTTATACCATCCGCAAACGAGCTTGTTCCTGTTTTTACCCAACCACACAATGTAAAATCATCACCTGTTGCAACAGAAAAGTCATCGCTTACGACACTAGCCGCCGATTGATTCGTTGAGTTTATCTGCATGGCATTATTTAGAAGCCCTGTTGTCCATGCGGCAGCTGACAGTATTACAGGGTGGCTTGTTCTTTGGTCTGCCGCAGTTGTTCCGCTTGATTCATTGAACCTCCATTGTGCTGTTAGGCTGTTCGATAAGTCTGTCCCCAAGTTCAAGTCGGCATCTGATGTATTGTCGGTATAAGACAGGGTGGTATTGTCAGGTATCGTATATAGAAATTTTAGGTCCGATCCGCCATCTGTTGTCCTGTATAGCTTTCTTTGAAGTGTTCCACTATATCCAACAGGAGTATTTACCGTTATCTTTTTGCTTGATACGGTTATTGTATTGGATATAGTTCCCAATACTTCTTCGCCACCATCTGTTATATAGGTCATTGCATAATAATATGTTCCGCTTGGATTCCCTGCCACTCCTGAATCTTCTACGGCAGGTGCTCCCATTTGATAAACTATCCCTTTTCTGCCCCAATAGATATACGGGTAATTATCTTTTGTTGCTATATAAAGTTTATCGAGGTGAACCGCAAAATCCACAAGCCCTTGCTGTATTCCAGACAGAAGTGTGGACGGGCTGTCTTTATCAGATATTACAGAACCTCCCGTAACAAGTATGTCTTTTTTTACTTCTTCATTCGACTCATCACGGTATCTATACTCGAATATGCCGTCCACGCCCTTACTTGATACATATTCGGAAGTATTAACCTTATCCCTTTCGAGTATTTTGTCCATGCCTACAATACTATCGAAGTTAAATCGATCTACATTGACAAAATAATTGTTGCCTATAAATTTTTCGTTTATATCAACCCTTATCCCGCCTGAATATATAGAACCTATCTCTATTTCCTGCATTCTTTTAAATAGCCTCCATAGCCAATCTATGCACATTAAAATTCTTTATCTGCTAAATTCACCTTTTCTCACAACTGAACTTGTATCAAGAGCTTTCTTGGACCATTTCTCTCCTTTTTTTGTTAGGTTTTGCGATCCCCTTTCCATTTCACCCTTTTTGGTCAATTCCTGTGATCCCCTCTTCATCTTACCTTGCCTCTGCAATGCTGAAGTGGCAACGGCATAAGCTCTCGATAATTTACTTTCTGAACCACCCTTTTGCTTTGGCACATTACCCTTCATTAAACCGCTTACATATTCTTCTAATATTTTTGGCATAAAATCCTCCTTATGATCTAAAATCAAAATCTATATTTGCATTTGAGCCTGAAGCATTGCTTATATCTATCTGCGTTATTGATGTTCCATTGAATATAACCTGATCTGTTACGGTTATCCCGGTTGCTATGCCGTTTATAAATACGGTTATCGTCTGATCTGTGTTGAGCCTCATATAATCAGCTGTTGTTACGCCACCCATATTTAACGATTCACTTGATGCACCATTAGCCACTATCTTCGTACCCTTTGTCTGCTCCGTATATGTATTGGTTAATGTATAATCCTCTGCGGTTATAACATTATTGTTCGCATCTATGCTTTCTTCGCTTACGGTTAATTGTATTGTATTAGCCATGTTTCCCTCCTATTCCCATCTTTTGTTTAAGCTCTCTTATAGCCCTTCTGTTCTCTTTGGTTACCTTTTCTTTATGCTTTCTTTTTAGCTCTATCAACCTATCGACATTCTTTCCCATAATTCACCTACATTAAATTTGTATAAAACGGTGTTCCTGATTCATTAAGATATGGCAGCCTAATATTTGTTCCCTGCCTTACCCTGCTTCTACCCTTTCTTATATCAAGCCTATATTGTTCATATAAAGTATCTGCGTCTATCTTATATTCCTTTGCCCTTGTTGCATCAACCTTTCTTACCAGTTCATAAGTTACAGCCTGCAATATTCCCTTTAAATGCTCTTCTGCCACTTCGAGTTCTGTATCAAGTATCGATCTTGGCACAAAGTTCGGGTTGTTCGAGTTTGCCGGAAGCCTTATGTCTGTATGCAACCTTGAATAATAGCAATACACATTATGCTCGGTTACTGTTGCACCGCTTGAATGTGCCGCTGCTGTTGTCTGCTCAACCCCTCTAACACAATCATAAAGGTTTGTGCTATCTTTATACCCATACAATATCTTTTCTGATCCTATTGTTATCCTGCCATCACCAGCAACAAATCCGCTTGAACTTGTTACCGGAATTGTAGTATCGGATATAGTTATGTCCGATGTAATGGTGGTTGTGTTGGCATCTGATGATGCTTGCGGGAAAAAGAATAATCTATCACTACCCTTTGTTCCAAATGGCAGCACCCAAGAAGGGATACCCTCTATTGTCCTTGTTGGAAAGTTATTATATGACCCTGCAAACCCTCTTATGTCCATCGGGAAATACCTGCCGTTAAGAACATATATTATAAATTTATATGTTTCCGATCTTAACGCCAAAGAGGGTGCTGCCACATACGGAGTATCGTCATTTAACGCAAAACTATAGACATCCTCTATAGCTTTGGTTACATTCGCATATTGATTCAGCTCTGCATAGAGCCTATCAAGTATGTTCTTGTCTGAAAAAAGATTATTTATGGACCTTCCGCTTATGTCCGATAGTGTCCCGGTATCGAAGCGGATTATCTCTAATGCTCTTTGTATTCTCATATATCACCATATCTTTCATGGTTAATTTTTATACTTTGTCCTTGCTTCCTCATTTCTTTCAGCGGCAGTTTTAAATACCGCATTGTCAAAAATGGTATCTTCATTTTTCGGTATAGATGTTACATTGGGATTTGCTTTCATCTTTTCTATTTCTATTCTTACTATCTCGCTTTTTGCTCTGCTTGCCCTTACCTTTATGGCATTTGTGAGCCACTCTTCAATATCAACCATAACATAAGACAATGCCCTTTCTTCGTCATCCGTTATGTTAACCGATATCGTTTTTGCGAAACACGGAACTGTTAATGCTAGGATCAGAATACAAAATATTACCTTTTTCATTTTTTTATCCTCCTATTGTATTTTTGCTACACTCATATAGGTTTTAGTTGCACCATTTGCTATTGATTCGTTGCCACCACTTGTTTGATATCCATATAGCTCCACATAGTCATTTGCAGATAAATTTAAAAACGCACAACACTGATTTACAAAATCAGCATTAGCAGCTTGAACAGGTGCAGAGTTTGAAGTAAGCGTTCCGTTTACATATATCAGTGCTTGACAATAAGACGAGGCATTTGCTTCTAAATAATATATCTGCCCCAACACAAAGTATTTCCCTGCTGTTGTTGCCGTATATCTATATGTGGAAGTATCCATCTCATCATCATTGTCCCAAGATTCAGCCTCTAATGATATTCTGGTAAATGTAGAAGTGAGAATTGTCTGTGCCCCTGAATTGAGATATCCCATTGCTGAAGGCTGGTCTGATATGTTTATCTTTGTTGCATCAACAGTGTTCGGGAAGTTCACCCCAGCATCTGCCGTATATTCTCTTATTTCATCCACATATAAGTCGGTTTCGAGTGTAAGATCACCCGTCATTGTATCTCCGGCTTTTTCTACATATGTGGTTGATAAATAACTTGTTGTCTTTGTTATTTCAGGTGCAAGTGTTGGGTAAACAACCGCACATATTATCAGTATTGCAAATAATATCTTTTTCATAAACCCCTCCTGTCAGATTTATTCTACAGACATTTCACATACGCCGGACAGACACCTGTATGTTACACTTGTCTGCGGAGTTATCTTTATCTTCTTGAACCTTACGAACACATCAAAATTTAACTGCTCTCCGCCTCTTACCATTATGTCATCACCATAATTAGTTCCGTCCATACTGAACTCTACGGTCATAACATTGGTGGTTTCATCGTTAACTATATATCCGCCTTTAGCCCATACAGCACCAAGATCCGTTGCTATGCTCAATGTGGTTTCAACCGTTACGGTATCTTCATATGCTTTATAGAAAGCACCGCCAAAACAAACCGATGACAACAGCCCTAAAATCCCTAATGCCAATATTATCTTTTTCATTCTTTAGCCTCCTTAATACTTCTTAATTTTATTGTTTCTTTTATATTCTCGACCATTTTTTCTCCATCTTCCTTTAAATACTCCCTATACTTTTCTCCGTCCCTTTCATACATTGCGGGTGCATTGCTTTCAAGATAGCTTTTATCCTTCTGTGCTTTAGTTTTTATAAAGTGCAAATGATCCATTACTATTGCAGGGACATATACCAGTATGTCGCATGATAATCCTAAATACATACACCAGTTATCAGAGAACAGGTGCCTCATTCTGTCTTTAGGGTAAAAACTTCCCTGTGCCTCTATAAGTTCTGCTGACAGCAATGGATGTGTTGCCAGTTTCTCGCCATGAATAGTATCATCCCCATACAATATCGCTATTTCATGACCTTTCTTTTGTTTGAACTGGTCTAGGATCTCCAAGAACAGCTTATCGAACCCTTTGGTCTTATACACAATATCATCTGCCCCAAATAAATATGCTCTATATCCCTTGAACTTATCTGCCAGAGCATTTACCTTTGCAACACATCCTATATTCCCTGTTATTATGTGCTCATAGTCTTTTGTTATTTCTTTCAGTTCTTCTATCATCGGGTCATTTTCCTGAAAGCAAAAGAATAACTCTGAATATCCGGCATTCATTTCTTTATAGCTGTCCAAGAACCTTTTAAGTTCTTTTGGCCTGTATCTTGTAGGAACTAATATGGCTATTTTTGGTATCATATAGCCACCACCTTTTCATGCAATACACGGCAAAGAGGATCCATGTATAACTTAATACCGGCTTTCTTTGCTCTTGTGCACCATCCTGTATCTTCACCTGTATATCCTATAAGGTTCGGTATTTCGTATTTCTCTGATACAAAATATGGGAATTCCATTTTTTCAAATACTCCATATTTCATAAGAACAAAACCAAATCCGACAAATCCTACTTCTATTGGGTCAACTTTGTCTTTTACGGATTCCTCACAAAGTTTTGCGTGTATCTTTCCATCTTTTAACAGACACTTGGTATCGAACATACCGCAATTAAACATATCATCTTCATGTGCTATCCGTATTGCCGCACTTACTACATCAAGATCATGTGATTTAAGCCTTAAATAGTCATCATATGAAAATATCTGGTCAGAATCTATCCATAACACATAATCATATTCACGACCACCAAACGGAACTACCTTTTTATCCTTTGTTGCGAAAATATCACCGGATACAAGAAGTTCTCTTGCGTGATGAACATTGGCTATGCCAGCCCTCTGCATCAATGTTACCTGCACTTTATCATTGATGCATCTGGCAAGGAATTCTGTCCAAGATCTTAAGAACCTTGCAGAATAATTATTCCCTATGTTTGCTACTATTAAATGTTCCTTTTTTTGTTCCGACATTTTTATCTCCTTTTCTGGCGAGGAGGGGGCTAGTGGTGCTTAGCCCCCTACCATCGCCTGTTTACACTATATCCCGAACGCTACCCACCAACCAGAATCACTGTTGGCAACGGTAATGGTTATATCACCGCCACTTATAGTGCTGGCATAGGGCGAGGTCGACCCCTCTGATGACATAGCATTAAAATAATAGACTTTTTTCAAGCCAGTATTTATTGTTTCTGTCGTTGCAGAGGCGGAGTATGTTCCCATCCGAACAGATTGTCCAGTATAGTCATATCTATCAAGAGTATGGCTCATTAGAACACCTCCTATTAGCTTGCGGCTACAACCGCTGACCGACCTTTAAGCACTACCGTTCCTGCCGCTGCCGTAGTCCCGGCATCTACCGTTATAGCACAGGTATTGACTGAATCAACCGTTGCTCCAGTGGTCCCATCAACTACGAGTGTGCTTCCACCGCTCAATAGCTGTAGGTGGTCGCCTGCTGCATATGTTTCTGCACTATGCAGGGCTTCACATTCACCTTCTATCTGGATAAATCCATAATAGCCTGAAGTGAACGCCACCTGTGGTACGCCGATTATCGTACCCGGTGCTGCAAGAGTAACTGGTGCTCCTGCTTTCCAAACAGAAGTATTATCAAGCTCTACGACATAGGGCTGGTACTGTGTCAATGCCCTACCATATGCCCTGATATACTTATAAACGCTTCTGCCGTGCAATGCACCAGATGAAGAATTGGTATCTTCAACTACCCACTCGAAGCCAAGAGGGTATTTCCTTGTGGAGGAAGGAGTGGTTAGATCCGCCTCCGGAACTGACATGGTTACTAAAGTTGTCTGGCTCATAATTCTACCCTCCTTTAAGCTACAAGTGTTTTGTTAACAGATATCAGTCTTCTGTCAACGCAAATGAGATTGCCAGCTATGTAATACTGGTTCGACTTTATTGGCTGGTTAGGTATCTGCACCTGACCATCAAGCGGAGAACCTTTACCGCCAAGACCGTATTTTGCAGCCATCTTGAGAACTGCGATAGGCATAACATAAGTATAGTTATCAGCCGTTGAACCATCTTTTGATCCCGGTGTATAAGCATCCATATAGAAGTTAACACCGTTAACAGCTATGCCTTCAAACCCTGTGTCGAGCTTCTTTGATTCATAGAACCTCTGCTGGTTCTGTGCTGAATTGAGGAATGCTTCCTGAACATTCTCATTCCAAAGACCGATAAGTTCTTTTACCTGCTTACCAGCCATAGGGGTCTGCTGCATCCTTGCCTTTAGGGTCTGTATCATTTTATTGATAACGCTATAGTTTACCGTTGTGTTGGTATCTATGTAGGGCAAGTAGGCATCTGACGGGCTATAGTCAGTGTCCGTCAAGCCTGCGTATGCAGTTCCAGAAGCAGCTACGACATCCTGCAACCCATTATATTCATAATTGGTCGAAGTGCCGTGCAGTGCCGAAGTCTGCTCCCTTACAGCGTCAGCTAGTGCTCCATCCATCTTTGATTCGATGAAGTCGAGCACCGCCTCTTCTGAGTTTTGGGTCTGAACAAAGTCTTCCAGTGAGAAGTTAACTGTATAGTAGTAATACTTCCAGTTAAGAGTTCCATACTGCATCTGGATCGACGGGTTTACGCTGACCGTCGCACCCGAACCTGCTATAAAGCCACTTGACGCATTGGCTATCAGCTTTATCGGGAATTGTATATTAGTGCCACCGCTTACAGAATATCGCCCTTCTTTTGTAAGAAAGTTCCAGATCCTATTGGCTTTTGTTAAAGCATCATGAAACTCCGGTATGATATGCTGCGTAACTGCGGAGGCTATTTCATTGGTCTGTTGTGCCATGATTTATTCCTCCTTTATCCTCCAAAAAGTGCTTTCTTTAAATGATCCCTTCGGGTCGTTACAGGGGTTTCATCTTTGGGAGCTGTGGCTGACGGTACTACCACACCGCTTTTCCTTTGCTTGGTGTATTCTTCTATAGCACTTTGCCTGGCTTTTTCGCTCATTTTTTTATGAACCTGCTCTTCACAAAAATCCTTGAAAACTCTATGGATATACTTTGGGTCTATCTCATTTGTCCTACAGTACCCTATAAGATCATTATGAGTTTTATCATCATAATCTATGCCGTATTTTTTGGCATATTCTTCATTCAGTTTAACCTGCTCATTGATGGTGGAAGTAATGTTTTCCTGATACTCCCTTTCCTTACGCTCCGCATCTTCTTTTTCCTTTGCGGTCTTGTAAGCCTCATGTTCTTCAAGTTTCTGAACTATATGATCTGGCACTAACTCACCATACTTATCCTGTAGAGATTTTCTTTCTATGCCAGCGAAGAAATCCATAACCTGCTGTCTATAAGCCGGATTATCAAGCCAGCCTATCAGATACGAAGCAAGTTTGTTCTCTCGGCGGTCAGGGCTCTTTAGTTCGGTATATTCCTTAATGTAGTCCTCTAATCGGTCTTGTTCTATTCCATACTTTCCAAACAAGCCTTTCAGGGTTTCTACTTCTTTTTTCATTGGACCATATACCTTTTCTATATCCCGATAGTTCTTGTAAAGTCTGTTGGGGTCTTCTTTCCAAGATGTTTTAAATCGGGGGTCTTTATCCCATGAATCTATAGCATCCTGAAGCGTTTGGGTTTCAGTTCCTTTCGGTTCTGTTCCAGCTCCCGGTTTTGCCTCTTCTTGGGTTTCGCCCTGTCCTTCTTCCCCTGTTCCGCTTTCAATGTCCTTGGCGTTATTGCCTTCCGATCCTGTATTGCCCATAGCATTCTTTATCGATTCCATTGTTTCTTCTCTCATTTTTAAGCTCCTTTGGTTTACTTAAAGTTCCGTTAGGTTTGCTTAAAGGTTGCTACCTAGTAACCACCTTGTATAGCCCCCCTTAATGATTCCCTTCTTTCAGGCTGTTCTTCTTCCGATTCTACAGCAGCCTCTTTCTGTTCCTCACCCCTTAATCCCTTCAATAGCCCAAGTGCTGAATCCATGTCGCCTGCTTCTAATGCTGCTATTGCACTATCTATCCCGGCCATCATAGCCTGCATATGTGCATCATGTTCTTCTTTTCCCATACCTGCGTGTTCACTTGCCTCTTCTGCTAGGCTTTCTTGATCCCCTATCTTTACTCTTATCTTTTCGTCCGGCATTTTTCACCTTCCTTTCAGGTTTTTGTTTAACTGTTGGCTTCGGCTCTTCTTTTACTTCCGGATCTGGAACATATACTGGTGCTACATAAGGCTCAAAGATATAACTTATAGCCTGCTCTGATAGCATTATTTCATAGCCATTTATCATTATCCTGAAGAACGGCTCGCCACCAGTAGATATGTTGAACGATTGCCCTATTGGATACTTTGCTGTTATTTCAGCCATCACATTTGAATCCTTTTTAAGCTGCAACTTGTCTTTCGTTTCCACCTTCAATACCTCCTTTTTGTATTCCTTCCGCACTTGCTTCCATTTCTTTCGGCGGTAGGTTTATACCTTCTTCTAGCATTCTCTGTCCAGCTATCTCTTCTGCTGTTACCTTGAATCCATTTTGTTCAAGCCACTGTTGCTGTGCTTTTATTGGTAAGTCCTTAAATGTTATATTAAGTTTTTCAGCGGGTGGCATTGTCGGCTGTGCCTGTTCTCTCTTTGCCCTTACCTGCTTTATTATCTCTCTGTAATTCGGCATATCTATTGACCTTAAATATTCTTCGAGTATATCAGGATCGGTACTGGTCAATATTCCACTTGTCATCATCTTTTCATATAACATTGCATTCTCTTTCCTGCTTCTTGGAATATTAACTCCAGCGGCTATCTCTACTTGGAATTGAATGTTAGGCATTGATTTTATTTGTTGTATCGCATTACCAGCTTCATCTAACAAAGATATCTCGCCTTCATCGAATTTTGCATATTCAGCCTTCATTATCCCCTTTGGGGTTTCTATGTCTTTACCAGTTGTCAGCTTCATTATCCTTCCGAACTTATAGAAGTCCTGTATCAGCACAAGCATCTTATTGCTTATTGATACCAAGAATTCATTGAACAATCTCTGCTTCGCCCTTATTGAGCTTTGTGGGTCCTCCCTTAATTCTCTTATCTGCTCACCCGAAGTGGTGCCGGGCTCTCTTGTTCCGCTTATCATCATATCATTTAACCTTGCGATCTCTTTGGCATCAGATTTTAATTGTCTTATATATTCAAGTAAGTTCATTATTTCGGCGATAGTATTGTTGGTAAGTATGTCCGGCTTGCCTCTTGTTTTAAGGTTCTCAATGAACACAACAAAGTTATTAACAAAATCGCCTTCCTGTAGGTCTACATCCATTGCTTTATCAAGAACTATTATTGATACGAACTTGCTTATCAATGTCCTTAATCTTGCATATGCCCTTATAAGCCTGTTCTGAACACCCACTAAATCCTCTACTTCACCCTTCCACTTCTTGCAACCCAATCCAGAATAGTCGAATATATCTACCGGGAATCCAAAGCGGTATTCGATCGGCTTATCATCAAATATAACTTTGTTCTTTTTATCCTTCGACATTACTATTACCCTGCCATTTGGGTATCTGTATTTAAGTATTACCTTTTCTTCCTTCTCTTTATTGCTGTCAGTTTTTTCAGGGGCGAAGGTGCTGTCATCCTTTAAAAACATTTTTATAAGTTTGATGGACTTCCCTGCACCCCTGATTCCTTCCTTTGTGTTCACATGAGCCAATCCGCCACCCTGATCGCTCGTATAACTTATTGTCGGTTTCTTGGTTTGCTTGTCTGCTTTGTCTTTTCCTTTTTCTTCTTCGGCTATTTCTGCAAGGTTATCTATTTTATCTATCATGTATTTGTTGTATGTGCCATCTTCGTTCTTTGCATATATGGCTTTAAGTTCAAATGGGGAGAATTCCATGTCCATAGAAAAGAATGTGGATTTTTCTATATTCGTTGCTGTTTTATCTATCCTTATATCAACAGGCTCTATACCTTTTACGAATATATCGCCTATATCGTTCATATCTGCGTCCCACCCTACCTCTGAAGGACACATCCCCATTATCGACCCGTTACGCATTGTGAAGTGTTTGAATTGATCTATTTTGTTTATCTTCCATATGTGCTGTAAGCAATCATTGTAAATATCTGCCTGTGCTCTTACTTCTTTTATGGTTGACAGGTCTTGAAATGCTCCTAGCTTCGGAACTACTGTGGTGGTTACTTGATTATCTAATGCGAGGGTTACTTTTGTGTCGACTATCTGTTTACATAGGTTGTTGGCATTATTATCGCCTTGTTCTTCGTCCGGGTCATTCTTGATTATCTTTGCTCTGCCGAGGTAATAGTTCTCATAGCTTGTGAATTCTTCTTTATAGCTCTTGCCTTCTTCGTATAACTTAAAGCAATGATCCCATAAAGCCTCTTGCAGCTTCTTTTGGTCTACCTGTTCTATAGGTTTTTCCAATGCCATGTCTGAACTCTATCAGACATTTACTAAATAATAAATAAAAGGTTTTCAAGGTTTTTATTGATTCTCCTTTATTCTGGCAATGCACCCGGTATCTTTGTTATGTCCACATTCCTAGCACCCTTAAATACTTCTGTAAGGGTTCTTCTTACACGCTTCTTTCTCGCTTCCTTTGCCTCTCTTTCATTCCTTAATCTAGCCTTCCTGAAATATCTCTGTGCTTCATTGTGGGTCATCATTACTTTTCCTTCGGCATCCCGTTGCTTCAACTGATCTCTGCCATACACCATTTCCCCTGCCGCTTCATCAAAGAACGATATAAAATCATATGACTTAAATGCCAATGGTTTGCTTCTTTCTATCTTTCGGCGTTGTAGCCATGCTTTTATCCTCTTATATACCCATCTATACCAAGCAAACTTATTCCAAAGCCAATCACTTATATCTTTATGCCAATAGCATATATCCGGCTTATCTATCCATATAAACCCGAATGGTATTGCAATGGTTATATGCTCTGGTATAAAAGGTCTATTCTTTTTGCAGGTTATTAAGCCGCTTCTTGTCATTCTTTTCCTTTGCTTCCTTGCAGAATATTGCAAGCTCCATTCTTATCTTACTATCCTTTATCTTTCCGTTAATATAGTTATGTGCGTTCTGTGTTGTTGTATTGAACTTCATTGCTATATCCTTTAAGCCCAACCCTGATTCGACATATAACCTTTTAAGGTTGTCATCGGTAAACTCTACCACAGGCTGCTCTTTTGCCAATGCCCCCAACTTTGCCATTATACCAGCCATCCTATTGCTCTGCTGGTCAAGCATCTGGAATATATTATCTATCCTTCCTGCCGTGTTGCTGGGATCTCTGTATTGCCTGACATCATTTATCTCTGTCCGTAAATTACCTATTTCCTGTATCACCCTTATCTTGAACTCTTCAAAATCACACTCTTTCAGCGGTTTCATTCTATTTCCCCCCTTAATATCTTTATTGAATCTATTATGTCTTGCTTGTTATTATTCCTGTAAGCTATCTCCCTTTCTATCCTTTGTATTTCTGATCTATGTTCTGATTGCTTGCTCCTTAATACAGTTATTTCTTTGTCCAATATTTCCAGTATATTGTCCATTCTTTTAGCGAGTCCGCCTTCAACAAGTTTCTTTTTTGTTATCTTTTCCATGATTCACCACCTTATATAAAATTGCCCATAAACTCTTTTGCCTTATCTTCGCTGTCGAACCTAAATGGCAATACCGATCCCCCCACGCTCGTTATTGACACTTCAAATACCTTTCCTTCATGCATCAGCTTTACCGATTCCACATTGGCATTATTGATATACAGTTCCTTTATCTTTTTGGCATCATCTTCATAATATGTCAGGTTGCTTTTCCACCTTGTTACATTTATCATCTTTCACCTCCTTTCTATGCCAAGTTCCTCCATTTTTTATTGCCACTATCTCTTCTTATTGTCATATATTCCAAGCTGTTCCTATATTCTATTTCTTTAGGGCTTATGCTTCTTAATTCTTCAAGGCTTGCTACAAGATATAACAGAGCATCTATTAAGTGATTGTCTACCTGCACAGGTTCTTCGGGGGCGTTCTTCTGTTCTCCTAACTTCAGCTTCTTCCACTTATAGTTCTTCATTTCCCTTATAAGTTCTATGCAGTTCCTTGTTATCTTCAGCTTACCGTTCTTTAGTAACCTGTTGACCAATAGTATATTCGCATATTTATTCTTGTTACATGGCTCTAATACAGCCCCGTGATCTACAAGCTCTGTCCATACCGTTCTTTCCGGCTTATCTTCAGTAGGCATCTTTATACCCTTAACTGAATAGTCTGCTACGGTTAATATCTTTCCCCACTTATTGCATTGCTCTACAAGGAACTTTGGCAATGTCCTTGATTCTTTGAATTCATCGAATATTACTAACACGCCATCATAATCTATAAAACCATGCAATACTCCTGAAGGGTTTACCCATCCCCAATCCAATCCATTCCTTCGCTTATAGCTCTTTGGTATACTTGTTGGGGCAAT